GAGGAGCAAATTGCCGAGGCTACAATGAGCCAAAAATTTGCCGCATTTAAACAATTCAGTAATCAATAAAAAACAAATAAAAATGTCAAGAAAACTCCGTTTCGATTTGGATGTTGACGCATCCGCTCTATTGGCAGCGAACCCAGAGGCATTCTACTCTAAAGCATATTTGAGTGAAGAGTCTATCGCTGACAACTACCGCCTCCTTCCTGGTGTGAAGGATAAGACTAAACTTGCAACCGTGTTATTTTCACAGCCATTGCAGGCATCTAACTGCTCATTCTCGGCTCCAACAGACGACTTGAGCGCAGTTGAAATTCAAGTATGTGCGTTATCCAGCCTTGCGCAAATCTGTCAGTTTGACCTTGAGCAATCATTCCTTGCACTTCAAATGGCTAAAGGTTCAAATGGTGACTTCACTGTTGCATCTTTCATGGATTTCTACTGGAATGAATTAGCTAAAGCTATCGGTCAAAGCATCGAGCTTATCCGTTGGCAAGGTGACACAGAGAGTGTTGATACTACTTTATCTCTTTGTGATGGTTACGAAAAAATCCTTTGCTCAACTGAAGGCGTACATGGTCTTTATGGTGGTGCAATTACATCTTCAAATGTATTGACTCAATTGGCTGCTGTATTTGCTGCTGCTCCTGCATCAATCATCCGCAAGAAAGCTGACCTTCGCTTGTATGTTTCTACCAACGTAGCAAACGCATACGAATTGGCTGCTGCTACTGGCAACACCATGACATATGTTACAACTCCATTGGCATTGACTTACCTTGGTGTTAAAGTTGTAGCTTGTGAAGGTATGTCTGACAATACAATCGTGCTTGCACTTAAAGATTCGCTTATTTACGCATTCGATGCTGAAGGTGACTCTAAAGCATTAAAAGCTGTCAACCTTTCTGACACAGTTGCAGAGCCTTACATCCGTACTCGTGCGAATATGAAAGTTGGTTTTGCTGTTGTGAATCCAAGCGAGGTTGTTATGTACAACGTTTGCTTCGACTAATCGAAAGCAACCCATATATATCCAGGGGGTGAAATTCCCCCCTATTTTTTCAAACTGATAAATCAAAAATATTATGGCTTGTGAAGCTTTAGAAACAATCGTAAAATCGTGCGACAACAATAGTGGTGGCATCGAGAAGATTTGGATTAATCAGCAAGACAACATTGCGTCATTCACTTTAGATGCAACCAATACTTGGACAATCGATGCAATCACTTTAGCTGGTGGTGCTCCTGACTATACTCCTTTTGAGATACGCAGAAACACTGGAAGCTATGTTGAAGATGCTGCCATCGACCTCGTGAATGGTTCATCTTATGTGACTGCGACAATCTCTTTGATGTTCCACCGTCGTGACCAAGACAAATCTCAAGCAATCAAAATCTTGGGTGCTGGTCAACAATACCTCAACGCAATCGTTAAGGATATGAACGGCAAGTACTGGTACTTCCCATTCCTTCAGTTGAGTGCTGTTGGTGAAGGTTCAGGTACTACTCGTGCAGATGGTAGCAAGTACTCTGTGACATTGATCGCAGAGAATGACTTCCTCGCATACGAGATTGAAGAGGCTGCTGTGAATGCTGTCATTGCTTAATCTTAATTAACCTACTACAAAGAGCCATCCACACCGGGTGGCTTTTTTTTGTGAACAAAATTTGACCTCATTGCAATATAAGTAAATGATTTACATTAACAAGGGAGAGGTGAATTCGATTGTGCTGACACTGACAGAGGTGTCGACATTGACTTCGCCATATTATTTGTTCGTTTTTCAGAACGAAATGAACCCGACATCCGACCCAATCCTTTTCACGTCACCAGACGAATCTGATTATCCAGAGAGATTCAATCTCTTTTACCTGGATGAGCCAGTTGATGTCGAGCTAATGAAGGGACAATATACATACTCGGTGTACGAATCAACAATTCCCCCCACAGAAATCAGCGATACCACTGGTGTAGTGATTGAAGAGGGCAGAATGGTTGTGAGTGGCGCATCGACATCATCAATTTACGACTAATCATGGGCATATTCGATAGATTCAGAGCACAAAAACCAGCAGAGATGGAAGTCATCTCGCCAAATTATGAGGCATTCAGCACACCATTCTTGAAAGTTGGTGGCGCAAACCTTTCTTTGCCATACGTCAACGGCAGATACACCACTGCTGGATGGATTTCATTTGGCCAGGACAATATGTATCCAGAGCTACTCAATCAAATGGTGTTCAGCTCACCACTTCATGGTGCCATCGTGGACTACAAGACCAATGCTGTCATTGGTGGTGGCTTCGACATCAAAGTTGATGGCGCAACAGCCAAAGATTTGCTTGACCTCTACACATTCGAGAAGAAAGTAAACATCAAAAAGATTGCAAGAGCAGTCACTGAGCAGTTGGTTGTGCACAATCGTGTTTACTTTCGCTTGGTATTTGATGAGAAGATGAAGCTCAAGAGAGCTCACAACGTATCGCCAGAGAAAGTGAGACGTGGTCGTCAACCGAATCAGTACTTCATCTGTGAGGATTGGTCGGCTCGAATCAACGTGAGAGAAATAAAGAAGCATCACCCATCTTGCACTGACACAGAGCAGTTGTTCGTTTATGAGGTTGAGACCCTTGGCCAGGACTGGTATCCGCTTCCAAAGTACAGCTCTGCACTTAACTTTGCATTCCTATCTGGTGAGCTTTCGTATTTTGCCAAGAGCAACATTCAGAACAGCATCTTCCCATCTTTTGCGATCATGTTCCCAAAACGTCCGCAATCTGAAGAGGAAAAAAACGTACTGAGAAACACAATCGACAAGCTTAAGGGAGCCGCCAACTCAGGCAAGACTGCCGCATTTTTTGCGAACTCACAAGACCAGCTTCCAAAGATTGAGAGCATCCCAACAAACTCAAATGACAAGCTCTTCCAGGAAGCATCCGGATTGAATACAGAGCAAATCTGCTTTGCCCATACCATTGACCCAATCTTGATGGGTGTCCGAACCACTGGCTCACTTGGTTCTGGTAGCGATATCAAGCAAGCATACATCATCTTTGAAAAGAATGTCGTGATGCCATTGCGTGAGCAAGTGCAAGATATCTTCAATGAGATTCTGCACATCGCCAAGCTCGGCTTCGCTGACTTTACTATCAACAACTTCCAAATCATCAATGAAACCATTGTTGAGCGTGATGAACAAATGGCGCATATTATTGATTCATTAAATAGCCTTGAGCCATCAATTGCTCAAAAAGTTATTGAACAAATGACGCCAAATGAATTAAGAGCACTTGCTGGACTTCAACCAATTCAAGAACAAATACCTCAAGCATAATGTTGTATTTTATCACAGAGAACTATCTCAAGACCAACACACCAATCACTGCCAATGTGGATGTGACTGATGTATTCCCATATGTAGCCACTCAAGCACAGCTCAGAGTGATGCCGATATTGGGCACCGTATTCTACAACCATTTGCTCGATGCTTACAACAACCAGACGTTGACACCTGAAGAGGAGCAGCTCGTTGCATTCATTCAGCCGGTCATCGCTTGGAGGTCTGCTGAAGATGCTGTCTTTGGCTTGACGTATCAGCTCAAGAACAAGGGACTCCAGCAGCAGAGTGGTGACTTCTCTCAGCCAGTAGGGCGCAGTGAGGTGGCATTCGGCATGGAGCACTTCGCTCAGAAGGCATCTTTCTTTGAGATGCGCCTCATCAGATACCTGGTGAAAAACAGAGCAGAATATCCTATCTTCATAAGCCATGAGAATCGTGATACCGACCTTCGCCCACAAATTGAGTGCGTGCAGTGCATCGGTGATTGCTTCATGAATGGTGTGTGGAATTGTGGATATCCACGCAACAACGGATACAACAATCAAATTCTTGTCATCTGATGAAAAACAGCCTATTCATTTTGACCGCTTCATTCCTCACCATACTCTCACCAGTACAACCAATGGTATTGATTGCCATTCTTGCCATATTCATTGATACCATATTCGGAGTATGGCGAAGCGTAAAGAAAGGAGGCTGGCAAGCATTCAAATCTCGCAGACTATCTGACACCATCGGCAAGTCATTGCTTTACTCTGGCGGCATCGTGTTCACATTCTTGATTGAGAAGTACATCGCTGGTGATATCATCGCTCACTTCATTTCGGTTGAGCTTATCATGACAAAATTTGTGGCTTTCTTTTGCGTAGTGGTTGAGGTGAAAAGCATCAACGAATCATATGAAAGCGTAACTGGCAAGAACATCCTTGCTGCGATGCGTAAATTCGTCACACGATCAAAAGAAGAACTCGAGAAATGGAAGTAACTCCACTCGACTGACCACCATAGGTGAGCACCGAGAACCCCCCGATGATACTGTTGTCGGGGTTTATTA